TAGCGCCCTGTTGGGCCGCCTGGCGCACGACAACATCGGCAATAGCCAGCGCGTTTCCGATGATTGCTTCAGCGGTCTGCTTGTTCGAGCCAACCGCAGCAGCAAGGCCGTCTGCGTTCTCTTTGATTGCATCAGCCAGTTCTGCCAGTTTTCCGCTGCTGTCCACCGCGTTCTCGATAAGGTCTTTGAACGTATCGGAGCCTTTCATGTCCTCCAGGATTGCATCTGTGATATCGCTAAAGTCATCCGTTGGCTTTCCGGAAGCCTCCACAAAATCAGAAACCCCGAACGCGTTGCGTGTCCGGACGTAAACGTAATAGACGTGGTCAAACTTGAGCTTTTGAATGGTCCACTGGTTCCCCCTCCCGAGGAATTGAGTTTTGTTCTCAATATCATCGGTTAATGGGATTGGCGTCTCGCCGGCATACCAGAACTCAAAAGAGGTATCTGATGTTGCCGTTACAGACATAACTGGCACCAGAGTGGCCTGTAATGGTCCGGGTATCCACTGAACGGAGTAGGGAGCCTTTGGCGCGCCTATAATAAGACTCACCTGAGTTTCGGCGCCTTTCATCCCGTTTTCATTGCGCCCACGAACGCCGAGCGTGTAGCTACCGGCAGCAAGGCCGTAAAACTCATACCGGAACTGGTCAGTTTCGTACTGAGATACCAGCTTCCCATCAGCACTGTAGATGTACAGCTCAAACACCAGCTTTTTAGTGGTGGTTGCCGTCTCCCACGTTGCTGTAACCTGGACGGTCTCAGTGTTTGTGTTCAGGATTCGCAGGTTTTCCACGTTAGGCACGCGGTAGCCGTTCAGCGTATCGCTGGGAACTTCAAACACTGCGCCCTCGTCAACGATGGCCTGTTTGTTGGGGTCGTGCAATGAGGCCGTTATGCTGTAGACGGAGTTGTTTTCCGTTTCGGCAACGCTCAGTATCCGGAAAAGGCGAATCGCAACGCTTGCGGTTGAAATGGCAAATACAGTTCCCGCCCTCACCCATTCAGGTTCTTTTTTGAGTGTGACGTTGTTTCCGTTAACGCTATCGATATCATAGCGAGAGAACTTTCCATCTCTCCCCATAATCGACATATTGGATCCGTTCGTTACTACCGAGGAATCAACCGCGTCAACCGTTATCACCTTCCCGGAATGAGAAACAATTCTCCCCCCGAGGCGAGTTCCTGCGTAGTCATTATCCATGACCTCAACGATATCACCCGGCGTGAAGTGGATAGCATCCCGAGCCATCTGGAAAGACAACCTGCTGCTTTCACGCTTTGCTGTTTCCAGCAGCCATTTACCTGCCCGCCATGCCTGTCCGCGAGAGGTGCAGCCAAACGCCTCCAGAGTGGTTTCGTTGTAGTTCCCTTTGGCTATCATCTCATCGTCGGAAACGTACTCTTTCACCTGCTCCCAGCCGTTGTCAGGATCGGTCCAGGATACTACAACCGCATTGTATTTCTCTGAACGCTTTACAGAGCTTCGTTTGAACTCGCCATTCACAACGTTGGCGTTCGTGATTGTCGCAATCGGATCCTGTGGCGCGTCCAGCATTACGGACAGGCGCAGGCCGTCCCACAGCGCAATGCCACGGAACATGCTCGCTATCTTGTCGAGAATGTCTCGCGCACTCGCCTGCTCTGTGATGTAGGCGTTGAGCGTCATGCGTGGCTCTTTGCCGCCATACCCATCATCTACAAGCTGATCGCAATATTGCGACAGAATGTAGAGTGCGCCATCGTCAACATCGATGTATCCGGCGCGTTTCGCCAGGCCAAATCGGGTGTTTTTCGCCAGCTCACGGAACAGCCACGCCGGGTTGTTAGTCCATGCCTTTTTGAAGCCCCCCGTCCACAGCCCGGAGTAAGTTCTGGCAATTGGATCGTAGTTATCCGGTACGTCAACGATCAGCCCGCGAAGATGGTATGTGCGGCTCGGCGTGTCGGTGTACTGGTCACGGTCGATGACTGAGCCGGCAACAGCAGAGAACGGATAGCTCAGGTTGTCGTCGGTGATCTCGCTGTAGCTGTTCCAAACAGTCCCGTTTGACAGCAAATCGCTGCTGCTGTCAGGCGTAATGCGGCGAACGCGGATATCAAACGGTTTGGTGTCGGGGGCATCAATGACGTGCGCCTCAAGGTACTCGCCAGAGATTTTCCCTGTAATCGTCACCGTCTTCTCCATGACCCAGCCCGACGAGCCAGTTCTGGTCTCGATAACCATCGTTACAGAGGTGTTTTTCTGGTTACCCTTGGAGTCCTGCTCCATGAGTCCGGTGACGCCGATGTTAAAACGAACGCGGGTCACGTCCTGATCTGTCACGGTTCTAACCAGCGGGGTGTCGTAAGTGACCTCAGTGTTAACAATGGTCGTTGCTTCGATTGCAGAGAAGCCGTTGATTGGCTCCTGAGTCTCCGATCCAGGTCGCCAGGCAACACTAATGCCGTTCACGTTGACATTACCGTTCGAGTCAGTGATAGGCGTCTTATTCAGCTTGAATGAAGACAGGTGCTCCTGATCCACCGGGCCCGCGATTGGCCCCTCAGATATCAGATCCAGTACCCGATAGAATTGTTTTGATTTGAGGTTATCGTCGAGTAGTTTTGGGGTTGATGCTTTACCGCCACCTGAAGACATAGCGCCACCTTAGCTGATTGATTCTTCCCAGTCGGAATTATTAGATGTGTCGATTCCGAGACTTATTACATTGCTGCCGACCTCCATCTCGCCGAGGAGTATCGGCACGGGATGCCCCTGCCCGACCCTGTTTTCTGCACTGGTAAACGAGTTATTCGTAAGGGTGTTTGTTTCGGCCGCTTCCGCTGATGTTTTGCTTTTCATGTTCCGGGACATGTAGATGGAGTAAGCAACCGAGGCGGCAGACAGCACCAGTGAGGCAATGAGAACTATCGTACTGGTCTCAAGTCCCGCCCCCTCAACCACCGGGACAAACAGCACTACAGAGCCATCCTTCAGGCGCCGATCCATGTGCCACTGCACCGAAGACGTTTCAACATCCTCACCCGCCACTCGCATTCTTACTCTGGCGTTCAGGAATGCTTTTTTGAACTCATGATTCTGAGCAAGCAAAAGACGAATGCCCTGGGCAGGGGTATCAACGTTCAGCTCGACTTTGCGGAAATGTCGGCGTAAATGCCCTGCAAATTTAAAGATGAGCACTGTTCATGTCTCCATATGGAATGCATCTGCTTAACGTATGCCGGGCGCATTTGCTCTCTCCGGCTTAAATGCCCTGAGCAATCGTGGTGAAGAACCATATTGTCATCGAGCAGAATCATTGCGTGGCAAGGGTCGGCACCGGGGAATGGCTGCCTGATTATTACGTCACCTGGCAGCGCTTCTCCCGGCGATACCTGATTGAAGCCATTGCGCGACATGTTGTTCAGATAGAGATTCTCCCCTCTCAGCCACCAGCCATTCGTCCTTTCGAAGTCAGGGAGGTCAATGCCGCACAGGTGATACGCATCACGGAATAGCGTGTAACAATCAGTCACTCCGTGCTCGAACCGCCTCCCCAAAAGGTAATCCAACGGCCTGAACGTTCTGATTTTCCCGTTACAGGCCAGCACCCATGGAAGGACCGATGCAACCTGGCATTTACGGTCGGATCCGGACAGAACCGGGCTGTTCATTGGGTGAGAGTGGAATACCGCAGTCACCTCTCCAGCCTCCTCGGCCGCCAGCCAGTCATCATCACTGATTCGGAAGTGATTTCCCGGCTCCGGGTGAACATTCCGACAGCGGAACAGTCGCCCGCCTTCCAGAATTAAGCCGCACACTTCATCCTGCGACGATGCCGCATAATCGAGTAATTCCTGCATCATGAAACCTTCTGAGAGCCGGGGAAGCTGCTGATTGGCATTGGTTCCGGTCGTGGATAACGGAAGCGGCAGCCGCTACGGCGGTGAGAGCACTTATCTTTCGCCGGGTCAGTGGTTGGATTGTCGCGCTCATCTGCAACCGGCGGCCCGTCATATCCGCACCCGACGCCGCGATACTGCCACTGGCACACGTCGGCAAGGATGGTTCGCGCCGGGATGATAGCGTTGTCGCAGTCGATAGGTGTTGCCAGCGTATAGCTTACCTGCTCAAACGTCTCTTCCGTCATCTCCTCAACAACGTAGCGGGAAACCGCTTCCTGCGTCGGATCTGCGTCAGGGTTGCCATTGGGTAAGTTCACCGCGTCCAGGTATTTCACCGGAACCTGACGGCGGGTAATCACCACCCCAAGCATGTCGTCGAAGTCATGGTTTATGCCCGTCAGTAAACCCGTGACGTTCGCCACCACCATTGTTGGGCGGGCATATGTGCCTTCGTTCTTTGACTCGAACCCTTCGACTGCTATCGGGTATGCCTGATACTGATTCCCCTTCCAGATAACATTTCCGTAATATCCATTGGCGCCGGAATGGAACCGGATAAGGTCTCCGCCAAAGGGTTGCAGGTCGGCTTCGAACAGGTCGATAAACGCGCCAACTCCGGCGTCTACGCTGTCGATAATTAAATTTGCTGGTATGTCGCGCACGGCAAACTCCCATAAAAAAAGCCACCAAGTGGTGGCTACTGTCTGAATATCAGGATGTTGCTTACTGATAACCCTGGTTAACGTGTAAGCTCAGCCCGTCAGTGGTGGGACACTGGCGCACTAAAAGAAAGAGGGATGGCTGTTTACCTCTTGATAAGGAATATTATGGAAAAGAAATTCATCGATCTGGGATTCACGATGTCAGAGAAAATACCAAGAGAAACTGCATTGGAAATCGTTGCTATCAAGCAGGTTCTTGCGGCCATTTTGGCAAAAATGCCTGACAAACGAGATAGCATCATTGATGACTTATCAGGTGTTGATAGCGATATCATGCGAGATATCGTGGCGAACTTTAAAAAAATTAAGTAATTGAAATATTGAAACTAGCTTCATATTTCGCGGCCTGTTTCTGGGCCGCATTTATTGCCCCACCCGTGCGGCAAGCATTTTTTATTAACTCCGAAGCCGCATTTTGCACCATTTCTCTCAGTTCATTTGCATTACGCTGCTGCACAGCCATATTTGCGATAGCCAGTTCTAATGCTGCAACTCGTTGTTCTAAAGTCATAATTCTCTCCTTACCGTGGTACTTGTTCAAATGTGGCCGTCAACTCAAATAGCGGCCCTGTCTTTGTCATATTCCAGGATCGGCAGACAAACAGCTTCCGCACTCCCGTATCGGATGGCGTCCAGTAGAACGATTCAACCGCCCCCCTGGCTTTGAGGAATGCCTCTACATCCTTCGCAGGGTTACTGCGGCACGCGCCGCTGATGCCGCGAAAGGTGAGCGAGTATTTATCCATCAGTGGATTGATACCCTTCACCTGTCGCTGTTCGTAACCGTCGCCGAGCTTAACGACGGCAACATTCGGCGTGCGCTCAACGGAGTATGCTTTCTGTGGTGTCCATGTGAATGTTTCTGGCACTATGACCTCCGTAGTAACCCGTTAGGGCGCTGCTGATCACGAATGGTGCTGAGGCTAACCTGCTTCATCATCTGCGCCATTTTAGCCATTGTGGCATCGTCAATGCCGCCGGTAGTGTTGATGGTGAAATGGACAGTTTGATTAACAACTCCGCCACTACCCCCAACCTTATTTGCCGGAATAATCTTCCCTGACTGATTCGGGATGAATGCCTGCTGCCCACCTGCGGTCTGGAAGATTTCAGAGCGTCCATCTTCGTTGATGCGGTAGGCGTTGCCTGCCGATACCGTGCCGCCGTAACGGCGACCTCCGGCAAGAGCCAAACCCTTAGCTGCGACCATGGACTCTGCATAAGCAGCCTGACCTATCGCTGCGGCGCTACCGTACGTTGCGATTGAGGCACTCATTGCAGCCGGGGCCCACGCGGAAGCGGCAGCGGTAGCCTGAGCCATCGTCGACGCTAATGATGATGCTGCTGCGGCCTGCCCCATCAACTGGCTTTTAACCCACTCGACGCCCATCTGAACGAAGCCGCCAACAACGCTGTTCAGGATGGTAGTGCCGATGTTTGCCAGTGACTCCTGAAGGCTCTGAGTGCCGTTAATCAGCCCGGTTATGGCATTGGTCGCCCCACCCTGTAGCGAATCTACAGCGTCAGCCATCAGCTGATTGGTCGTGCTCTGGTTGCGGTAAATCTCCCATTGCTCCGCAATACGAGCCTGCTCATATTCGGTATTGGCTGCGTTCATCAGCTCGAGGCCGCGCTGAGTGATCTGACCTTTCTGCGTCTCAAATTGCTGAATGAGAGCCAGTTCCTGAGCATGCTGGTTAGCCAATTGCTGAACCGGGTCGATTTCACCGAGAGCAGATTGCTGAGGAGTGACTACCTGCTGGGCGCGGATTTTCGCAAGGTTAACCTGGTGGGCGGCCTCCAGTCGCTCGGATGTCTGATTGAACTGCTCCTGGCTGATTTTCTTCGCCGCCAGCGCTGTTTTCAGATCGTCAACATCCTGCTTATAGCTGGCGTTCTCGCGCGCTTCCGGCAATAACTTCTCAGCAGCAGCCTGCGCTTTAAGTGCATTGGCTGTGTCCCAAATTTCGCCTCGATATTTACCAGCCAGCGCTATTTGTTCCTGGGTAGCACCTTTGCCAAGTGATTGTTGCGCTGCGAGAACCGCTTGCTCTCTGCTTAGCTCAGAAGTAGAACCGGCAGCAAGTTCAGACTGCTGCTTCAGATTCGCAAGTTTTTGGGCGATTGCTTCTTGCTGATTAGCGTATTTGGTTGCTTCAGACGTGGCGTCTTTGGTTTCCTTTTTGCCTTTCTGCTGAGCTTGCTGGGCGTCGTATTCGGCAGCAGCCCTTTCCCTCGCCAGTCTGACATCAGCTTCAGTCCCACCAAGTTTTCTGATGTCCTGCTCAGCCTTCAACTGCGCACGCTTGCGATCGTTAAGCTCGCTCTGGAGCGTCACCTGGTCTTGCAGTTTATCAAGGTAATCCTGAACGTCTTTCGGCCGCTCTACCATCAAACTGCTGGAGTTGAATTTATCCTTCGCCTTTGAGGCGAAATTAATCATATCGCCAAGCTTGCCCATCATTCCGGCGGTAACACTGGCCTCCTCACCATCACGGCGAAGAAGATCGATGCCCTGCCTCATCGTTCCGTTGAGCGTGGCACGTCCAATGTTAATAGCGCTCTGCGTCTGGCTAAGTCGATTTTGAGCACGTTCAAGTTCAAGTGTTGCAACCGCTAATTTATCCTGAGCGCCTCCTAATGCTTCTGCCGCCTGCCGTCCTCGGGTAGTGTTCGTTCCCCAGTTAGCAATCTCCCTTTCCTGCCTCTGAACAGCAGCAGTAGCGTCGTTAAATTCTTTCTGTGCGTCGGATACCGCATCGCTAAGAGTTGGCAGATTCTGGCTCAATTTGCCGATGGTGGCTGCCAGTTCGGTATGCGACATGGTCTGGAACTTGGCGCTCAGTTCATTGACGCTGTCTGCCAGTGTATTTGCGTCGTCTCTGGCCTCTTTAGCCCTCTGAGAGAAATACAGAATCGCGCTGGCAGCGAGCATGGCGGCACCAGCAGGACCACCAATGAGAGATAACCCACGACTAACCAGCCCGGCACCTGTGTACAACCCAGCCTGCGCCGCTTTATTTGCCGCAAGAGAGCGATTGTAGTTATCTACAGCTCCGGCTGCTGCCGTTCGTGCGGCAGACAAGCGTTGCTCGGCAGCCGCAGCATTTGTCGCGCTAACCGCTGTCTGCTTCATCATCTCAGCAAGGCGGATCTCGTCCAGCGCACGTTCTTTTGCGACGGCGGCAGCGCGGAGATCTGCTGTAGCTTTGCTTGCCGCAGCCTGTGCAGCCTGCATCTCTGCTGCTGACTGATTTCTTGCAGCAACTGCGGACTTTACCTTCGCAGCAGTAGCCATAGTCAGGGCGCCAACGTAGCGACTCCCCATAACAGCAGCGGCAGCGGTCAGGATGGCGCTGAGAGCGCCGATGTTCTCACTGACGCTGATCACGGCATCGTTGAAAATTGCCGTACCGGTTTTTACCGTGGAGTTTTCACCAAAGAACTTGGTGATGTTGTTCCCGGCAACCTGCAATGCCTGACTGATAGTTGTCGTGGTGTTGGCAAACTCGTTGCCGATCGCAGTTCCCTGCGAAAGTAGACCGTTAACCACAACATCAGTAGTCAACTTCCCGGCGGCGGCCATCTGGCGCATTTGACCGATGCTGACCCCCATTGAATCAGCAAGCGCCACAATTATTCTGTTGCCCTGCTCATTCACTGAGTTAAATTCTTCACCGCGAAGCGCACCAGAAGCCAATCCCTGCGAAAGCTGGATAATGGCGTTCTCGGCCTCTTGCGCAGTCGCACCAGAAACAACAAAGCCCTGGTTAATGATGGTTGTCAGCTTAGCCAGATCGTCGGCACTGGTCCCATACTCTCTGGTAGCCCTCTCAAGCCTCGCATACAGAGACGCCGTAGCGTCGAGGCTGCCGCGAGTTTGCTGCGTAATATTGAACACCCGTTCAGTAACGTCAACCAGCTGCTCGCTCGGTCGGAGGGCGTTAGCCAGTTTGTTATTGAGCGTAGTCCATGCGTCGGCGTATTGAGATACCTGTTGAACCGACAGGATAGCCATCAGGGAGGTAGCTACGCGGCTCAGACTGCCAAAGGATGACGTTAGCGATGAAGCGGCCTTGTCAGCCCGCTTGAAACCGCCTTCCATGCCGTCGGTTACGTCACGAACCTGCTTATCAGCACGCAGCAACTGTGCCGTATCGGCCTTAATCACATATTCAATATCGCCGACGTTCTGGGTCATTTCAATTTCTCCAGGCAATAAAAAACCCCGCCGGAGCGAGGTCTTGTTAGTTAGTCTTTTCCTTAGAGCAGGCCAGCTTTTCTTCTTGCCTCTTCCAAGTATTCTTCATCAGTTTTTTCTGGTCCGAGTTCCAATGGTTGCCGTCTTTGCCATTCCTTCAGCTTGTTGCTAAGCGCGTAGATGATTTTATCAAAATTCTTCTGGTGCCTATGTGCCCCAGTCACGTTCACTCCAAGCTTAAGTGAAGAGTCGATACCAACAGTACACGACTTATCCCCATCGGCATTAACTACGATAGATACATTTTCACCCCATGAAAAAAGTGAGATACCAGCACTAACGGAAACTCTGCGCAAAACATCGTCTTTTTGCTTTATAGACATTCCGACCTCTGGAATTGTCTCAATCAGTTTTTCGTAGGCAATGTCCGCCGGAAATGGAAATATCTGCTGTGTAGATTGACTGGCGAAACTCATATCCCTATCCCCATCAGTAAAAGATGGTCAAATCCTACCACCAGTTGACGGAATAATCAGCAGGGATCGGGCGACGACAAAACCCGCAGTTAAGCGGGTTTGAATAAAGGTGTTGCGTAAATCAAAATACCTACGCCACATCAGCACCATGGATCAGATGACGGAGAGCTTTGACACCTTCGGCGTTATAACGGAACGCTTCCACCTGTTTGCTGGAGTGGGCCGACTTGTCCAGGAAGAATTTGCCGTGGACATCAGTCTTAAGATTATTGGCATTGGCAATGCGCCCAATCTTCTGAGCTGATACACCAAGCATTTCGCCTACTTCACCGGCGGTGTAGTAATGCTCCTCAATCACCGGTAGCGGCACGACTTCATGGCCGAGTAGCGGGTTAACGAGAGTAGCCACGATCACCTGATTCGCTGATTCACCAAGACGAGGGAACATAGACATCAACTCCCGAGCCGATGCGATGTTTTTCTCCAGTGCCAGCGCCTTCAATTGCTCCGCCTTTGCACGGCGATATTCGGGTAGACCAGAGTTACTTTGAACCGGTACCTGGATCGACTGCATATCTTCCAGCTTATCGACCAGAGAGCGACGAACAGCTTTCGATTCTCGCGCGGCCACGCGGAGAGCCTGCTTGATGGACATACCGATGACCTCGACAGGACGACCACCAGACTTTCCGGCAGGTTTTACGAAAGTTTCGTAAAACTCCCCTTCCAGCTCGTCTTTGATGCGCTCAACAAAGTCATTGTTGCGCACCATATTCTCACCGCACTGCTTGCGGGCGTCATTGACCATCTCCAGCAGATACTGACTATCAATGGTTTTCTCGACGAGATGCCCGTTACCTGGTAAACTTACTTTTGTCATTGGTTGGATCCTTTTGACAAGTTTCAATGGAAGCCGGCAGGTGCGAACTGTCGGCTTTTCTATTTGCATCACTGCAAAATTCCTTTCCCGTATGAGAAGACGTTTTTCCAGTCACTATCTCCCCATGGTTGTTCTTTGATGTGATCTGTTTCGCGCTTAAGAATGGCGCGAGCCTTATTGATCCCCCTGTTGTAATTTGTGCCAATAGAGCTAAACCGAGGAACCAGTCGATGCTCGGCAACCAACAGTAGAGGATGTACTTCTCGGCACGCCTCGTACATCACCGCAGCCGAACGCCAAAGATATGCCAGGGTGCATAATTCATCGTCGGTGAACTGCTTCGCGATTGGAGATTGCGCCACCTCGCGGTCGAGGACATCCAGCACCCACCGGCGAAATTCTTTGGCCACAGTGGTGCGGGCGAACATGCCCATCAGATGCGCACCGCGAAGTGAGAAAACGCGAGAATCCTGCAATCCTCCAGGGGTGGTCACTTTAACCACCCCTGTCATATTTACTGTAAATTCATCAGCATGCTTGCGGTAAAGGCGGTGAATGGCCTTATCATCTGAGTAACCAAGCGCTTCACCAACTTCCGAAGCCGTCAGCCAGATTTGCCCGGCCATCTCCATGTAGGTAAAATTGGTATTGTGGAAAGTTAATTCATTGTTCTGTACACTGTTCATGTCATCATTCCTACGGTGGTTTGTTGGCAAAGAAGCCCGGTTCGTGTCCCCACACTGCCGGGTTTCGTCTTTTTTACTGACCATTAGCGCGATCCTCACGCAAGCTTTTAGCCAGTCGCTGCACAATCGCAGAGTTGATTGAAATTCCATCCATCTCCGCCATTCTGCGGATCTCCTCTTTCATCTGTCCCGGTAGACGAAGCTGGAAGCTTTCATTTTTACGACCAGCGTATGTAGTGGTTTGCATAGTAAACTCCTAATCAATGATACCAACTTGGCACTACAACCAATTTAACACCATTTATGATGATGTCAAGTAGGTGCTATCATGATACAAATTTGTATCAGCGAGTTTTAATAATGAGTAAATTCCCTAGCCAAGAGATGGACCGTTTCAATGTGAGGCTTCCAGCCGGAATGCGTGACGCTATAGCAGATCGCGCCAAGCGCAATGGAAGATCGATGAATTCTGAGATAGTCGACATCATTTCCAGTGCTCTGTCACAACCAGCTCTAGCACAGGAAGGAATTGAGTATTTGCTGGGACTCGCAGAAGAAGGTGAGGCTGAAAAGCTATCCAAAAATGATAGAGACAGAGCCCGGAGCCTTGTTTTGGATGCAGCAGCTATTATGGCGCATAGGCTGGAATCAGAAAGCAAAGATTTAAGAATTCTCCTGTATCTGGCTTCGAAGGATAGCCCCCTCAAGGAGTCTGAGGATCTCAACTAATTGTTAAAGAGCACCTACTGGCTTGATTAAAGCGCCTATCGGTGCCCAAAGATAGGCCCACAAATGCAGAAATTACCCGTCAGGTAGTTTGAATAGATATGACGATGTGTCGATAGCACGAAATGTAAAAGCCCACCTGAGTGGGCTACCCCTTCTTCTTTGCTCGCTTGCGGCGGCGTTCCTCTTTTTGCCTGGCCTCTGCCATCTCCATGAAAGTTTGCATGATGGCGCTCCGCATCATATAGCTGACAAAGTGATGGTTAACGCAGCCGTTGAGGCGCAATTGTTCTCCAAACTGATCCACCGAGGACAGCGCCTGCATAATGTCCTTTTCACCTGACATGAACTCTGAGAAATCGCGCCCCGCTCTGGAGGCGCATTCGATTACCCGGTCATTCATGCGCTAAACCCTGGCAAGGTTAGCTGCAACTGGTCCGTTAAGGCCTTTATCTTCGTTAGCAGCACCGGCTTTTCATGCTTCCATCCGACCAGGCCGCTACCACAATGGCTGGCGTAGTCTTTTTTGTTATCAAACTCAAGAATGCTGAGATTGAGATCTGCAACCAGATCGCTCTTTCTTTGCAACTCCCCGGTAAAAAATTTATCAAGAATAATGAATGCGCCAGCCTCAAAGTCAGAGTCGAGGAATGCAGCATATTTATAAGCAATTAATTTGTGGGCAAAGGTTCCACCACCATTCCCCGGAATAGTGAGCGTCGGAGAATCAGGCAATTCCAAACTCTCGTTTTTTGAGAGTTTGAGTAAACTGCTGATAAAGCGTTTCGTGGAGGCGTTTCGCAAAAAGTACCACGGGCGTAGCTTGTCCATATTCCGTTTAATCAGAGATGGTGCCAGTCCCTCTTCCTTGGCTTTAGCCGCCGCCACCCAGATATCAGTTAGGCATACCATATCGCCATCAAGGACGCGGACAGGAGTACTGAACATGCATAAATTAGTCATATCGGTAAATACCTTTTAGTGATGAACCTTGTCTCACAGGAAGTCCGGCCCACAGAAAGGCACCGACAGCCAGCCGGTATCCTCAAGGGTCATCCTGAAAGGTTCTGTGTGGTGAAGTGCGCGTGAGATGCGCGTTGGTTTTATTGCGGATACAAAAAAGCCCCGCTATTGCGAGGCTGGTTGTGTTGCTTCGAAGGAGATTAATGCGGGCCGTTCCGTTGCGCGTCGATAGCCAGCATTTGCTCGGCCCAGTCCATAACCTCGTCGTATTTCTCCTGAGTCGGCACCCTGGCTTTCTCTTTCTGCGGGAACTTGGCATTCATTGCGGCCCGGAAGCTGGTCATTGTCATGTTCCAGGCATCTGACTCACTCATGCCGAGGTGAGCAACGGCGGTGTAAACGAATGACCGTACATCGAATTTGTCACTGTATTCGCCCTTCTTACCTTCGAACTCTTCCGGCGGCTGATCGCCCATTACGCCATGCAGAATCAGGTGGCGGGCAATCTGGATAACATCCTCGATCGGGATAGCCCCAGGCTTGAACAGCAGTCGCCCTGCCGCGTTCAGCGAGTACGAACCAATCACCTCTGCAACATCACCCTCAGAGCAATGCCGAACTACGTTTGCCGCCGATGCTGCCATTTCAGCAAAGCATCGGGCATTGGCCGCCTTCAGGATTTGAGTATCGGAGATTCGGTGTTTCGGGTAATGCCCGGCATGAACCTTCACGAAAGCATCAACAATCTGTTCCGGCGACCCAATGCGAGACATGGCGAGGAATGACGGGTTGAGGAATACCTCTTTGCCCCCAGCGCGGACAATGGCCTGTCCGATATCGGTTATTGCTTTCATGAAACCTCTCAAAAAAAAGGGGCCGAAGCCCCTGAAATCACGCTGCGTTGACAACAACCGTAGCAGACCCGGACGTCACGCTGCCCGCCGTGGAGGAAGACACCTGACAACTGTATGATCCGGCATCACCGGCAGCCACGCTTGCTTTGGTGAATGTTGCTGATGTTGCGCCAGAGATGTCACTACCACCCTTCTTCCACTGGTAAGTCAGTGCTGAATTGTCAGACACAGCCGCAGCCACCGACAGGTTCAGCGTATCGCCAACGGTGAGCGTGCGATTCTGTGGCTGGGTAGTGATGGTGATAGTTGCACCAACGTCGCGCACGTCAACCTGACCGGCACTGGACGCCTCGACAGACCAGGTGGCAACGTCGTCGTGCGGCGCCTCATCGCCCCATGATGTCACCATGAACGGCCCTTCGGTGATATCGTTCGGAGAGATGATTTTGAACCACACATACGGCTGGTTGCTGGTCTCTGCTGGCGGGTTGTAAACGTGACGCTTAAGCGCGTTCTGCGCATAAACATCCTCTTTGCGGGTCACGCCGTCACCTGAGAACGAAATGTTCTTGTAAGTAACGAGGCTCTCTTGCGTAAATGCAGCGCTCATGTCGCCGGTTGCATCTGCGGTTTCCCACTCTGCATTTACTGTTTTGCCGCGCATCATGCCGAGTCGGCGGTAAGCGCTGGCGGTGGGTTGTACTTCAGGGCATCCAATCGCGTAATAAACGACGACGTCGCGCCCGGTAAAAGCGCCCGATTCACACGCCATAGTGATTTATCTCCGTGTTATCTGGAAATGATGGTTTGAAAGGAAATATCGAAGAGGTAACGACCTTCTTCGGTCTGGATGGCGGTGATGCCGCCTATTGGCTGCATCGAAATGATGCATTCGGTTTTGTAGTCGTCGATCATCGCCTGGCGGATGGCGTCGGCGCGATCTTCAATCTCGTTAATATTGCTGTCGTTCTGGCCTGACAGGAGGAGGATGCGGAAATAATCGCGGGTTATCGCTTCTTCTGGCTTGCCGCCACCGTTCTGCTGGATGACAAGGTATCTTTCCCCCTCGGTATTCTCCAACTCATTCCAGAATCGCTTCTGGACGCGATAACCAACATCAAAGCCATGCGACTGCAACCACGCTCTCAGCGCGTCATACACTTCGCTACGCGTCATACTTTGTACCCTTGCTTGATGATGGCCTTAATCTCGTTGAGACCGTCACGCTCAAAGCCTTTGGTCAGGAACCCCGGCTCGGCATCGGGATCCCAGTAATTCCCCTTCCCGCTGCCGCCGAATTCTTTTCCAGCGCGAGTTCTTCCGAAGTGTTCACGCGGCTGACCTTTTAGCTTCCCGGACATACCGTGAACGGCGGCAGCGTATGCAGCCGTGTACCCGACCTTTCCCTGCATCCCACCGGGCATTGGTTCAAGCTTTCTGTACTGGCTGTTGATAAGCGTGGATGTGTCAATGGGAGTAAGTAGCGCAGCGTGAGACGATCCGACAATAATGACCTCAGTCAGCACTCTTTCTGTGCGTGGCCCGGCAATTTCTGCCAGCACCTTGCGGGTGTTCATCTGAACACGCTTGATACCTTTAACGGGCATGATCACCTCACGTCAGAATTTTGTAGTCTGGTTCTTCTTCGAAGAATGACATATCCCATTCCGTCACCGCCTTGATGACGTTTGCACCAGCTTTCAGCGGGTCGGCCTGTGCCGTTGTGTCACCTCTGGCGATATACCAGTCACGCTTCGGCATGGTCGCATCGATGCCATTGCGCTTCAGCTCAGTGAAGAAAATCAGGTTCGTGGTGAACTCTTTCCCACTGGCATCTACCGCAACTTCATTGTTTGCCGTCCAGGTGCAGTCAATCAGGTAGGGGGTTCCGGTTGTCCAGGTGCTGTTCCAGTCGTCGTAGACGCGCGGGTAAACAGTGGCAACATTGGTATAGCTCCATGCGGCTGTTTCAGACACCGTTATCCTCCCACCGGATCACCTCCGGATTCTCCGCCGCAACCTTCCGGCACAGCAGATACCAGTCACCGTTGCTTTTGACGTATCCGGTAACGCGCTTACCACTGTCGGTCATCACCCAGACTTTGACAAAAGGCTCCGGCAGCCGCTTCTTAACCGATATCCAGGCCATTACCGACCCCCGCCACACATGCATCCACCCCTGGCAATCCAGATGCCAGCAAAAGCGGTGTTAGTCGGATCAGGCGGGATCAGGCTTGTAGCGCATCCATACTTATCTAGTCCCCTCAGAAGCCCCATAGAGGCTTTCCATCGGTCAGCAAAAGACAGGTACCGAAATGAGCGTGATGCGCCGTTGGGCCCTGTCTGAGAACTGATGTACTTGTCACCCTGCCCCAGCGCCATTAGCCCCAGCAGGTAGGACTGTATTAGCAGAGCGGTTGCGGGAGGGTAATGCGCATCCAGACACTCCTGAATGCTGCCAGCCTGCTCTA